TTGGGTTTAAAAAATGAGATACGCCGCCAGGGTTGATGCCAACCAAGAACAAATTGTGAGCGCCCTCAGAGCCGCTGGCGCTTATGTCTGGGTCATTGGCTTACCAGTGGATTTGCTGGTGGGGCACAAAAACCACACCTACCTTGTTGAATGCAAACATGGCCCTAGAAAGCGTTTAACGCCCCTTCAAGCCGACTTTTTTGAAAGTTGGTCTGGTAGTACCTTGGCGCGGGTTGATAGCCCTGAAGCCGCTTTAAGAATGCTAGGAGTTTTGAAATGAAACCAGAAGAAGCCGCCCAGGACATTCGAAACAAAGCCCGAGCCTATGGCGATGCCAAGGCCCAGCGGGTTTACCTTGAAGAATTCCGAAAGTCAAAAAAAGCCCTTTTGATGAAAGATGCCTTGCAAATGGGCTACGAGGCGGCAAACGCGCAAGAACGCGAGGCTTACGCAGACCCCGAATATCACACTTTGCTGAAAGGATTGGCGGCGGCAATAGCCCAAGAAGAAACCTTGCGCTGGGAAATTGAGGCGGCAAGGCTTGATATTGAGATATTTAGAACCAGAGAAGCAACTAACCGAATGCAAGACAGGGCGCACCAATGAAATGTCCAGAATGCGGAACATGGACAATTGTCAAAGAATCCAGAATATCCACAGGCAATACAAGAAGAAGACGCTTGGAATGCGCTAATTTCCACAGGTTTTCCACATTGGAGACAATTGTTGATCGCAAAACATTCATACGTCAGGTCAAAAAAGCTGCTGAAACTGGTGGCAAGCCTTGAGTGTCAAGCCTGTGGGTCGGGCAACATGGTGCAAGCGGCGCACACAAACTGGGGCGGCGGCAAGGGCCGTGGGGTCAAAGCTGATGACAATCTGGTCGCTGCGCTGTGCTTGGGGTGTCACTACGAGATCGACCAAGGCAAGGATTTGAGCCGCCAGGAACGCCAGGAAATGTGGCTAAACGCCCATCACAGGACAATTGATGCCCTGCGGGACTGCTGGCCTATTGACATTCCTTTGCCTAATGCGAAAATCTAAATGTTGGTGGTTCCATTGCAGATTGCGGTGGTGAATTGACTGGCCCAGTAGCCACCAACAACCTACACGCATGGGGATTGGAGTGGGCCATCCTGCATCTTACCCTTCCAAGTAATTGGATAGACGCACGAAGTCGAAAGACGGGGCGTAGATGTGCAGTCCCCAGCCGTGTTGGTAGCAGTTGCCAGCATTTTGGGGGTTCGCCCCCTTTTTTTGATATAGTGAGCGCATGAAAAACGAAGAAGTTGCCGAATTTGTCGCCACGCTGTTTCATGCGGGAACAATCACGCACTTCCAGCATTTGCAAACGACCGAATACGCAACCCACAAGGCGCTGGGCAAGTTTTACCCCAAGATCGTAGACTTGGCTGACAGTCTTGCAGAGAGTTACCAAGGGCGCTACGACACCAGGATGAAGAAGTTTCCTGATGAACTGCATGACCCCAAAGACACACCGCATGAGTATCTGACCCAGTTAAAAGGGTTTGTGCAAGAAGCGCGAGAAGAAATCCCCCAAGATTCAGAATTGCAAAACATCGTTGATGAAATTGCTGATCTGATCAATTCAACCCTGTATCTTTTAACTCTGAAATGAGGAAATCATGGCAAACCTGATGAAAAACGAACCCAAAGGCTACGGCGCACAAGTCACAATGAAGGGCAACCCTGCCGCTGACATGAAGTCTGGCGAACAAGGCAGCGCCAAGAAGGGCATCCCTAACGCCATGACCAACAAAACTGGCGCTGACAAGAAATTTGAAGGCGGCAAAATGTCAGGTATTTGCTACACTCACGACCGCAAGTCTTGCCAATAAAGCGTAAGCCCCACCGTGAATAAGACGGCAGGGCTTACTGACCAGACAAAAAAGGAGGTTTTGAATGGCTGAAATAGATTCTAATTGCGGGAACTGCAAGTATTTCCGCGCCCAGCAAATCATGGGTATTTGTCGGTTTAATCCGCAACAGGTGAACAAGCACGAAAAAGATTGGTGCGGTCAGCATCTGATTGTTGAAACCCAGGATGTGAAGGTTGATTTAGTCGCCTTGCCTGTGTACGACATAACTACCGATCAGACCACCCAGCCCCCAAAACGCAAATATGAGAGGAAAAGCCATGCTAAAACCTCTGCGTGATCGGGTGGTGGTGCGCCCCCAGGTGCGGCATATCTCCGACATTATCTATATCGACAACAAAGAACCCTTTAACGAGGGGACGATTGTTGCAATTGGTTCAGATGTTGAGGGTGTCCAAGCTGGCGACTTTATCAAGTATGGGAATGGGGATTATCTGAAATGGCCCACCCACAAGATTGATGGACAGGATTATCAAATCATTCAAGAAGCGGACATTTGCGCCGTTGTGGAGGCTTAAATGGCAAAACCTGGGCTTTATGCCAACATTCACGCCAAGCAAGAACGCATTGAACGCCAAAAGGCGGCGGGTAAGACTCCAGAGCGCATGAGATCGCCAGGGGCCAAGGGCGCACCGACTGCCCAGGCGTTTAAAGAATCAGCCAAAACCGCCAAAAAGAAGTAATCATGGCAAAGCACGACAAGCCCATCCCCCACAAGACCACGGGCAAGGGGAAAACCTACAACCCCACCGAAAAAGGTGCGGGAATGACCGCTAAAGGCCGTGCGGAATACAACGCCAAGAACAATTCAAACTTAAAGCCACCAGCCCCAAACCCCAAGACCAAGGCAGATGCTGGACGAAAAGCCAGTTTTTGCGCTAGGATGGAGGGGGTGGTAAAACACTCTAAAGGCCCAGCAGAACGGGCTAAGGCCAGTCTAAAAAACTGGAATTGTTAACCCTTTTGGAAGAAATAAAGGAAATATCATGGCAAATTCAATCGCAACAGGCGTTGCATACGCAGACCCAGAGTTCGTTTCAGTTCAAGTTGGTAATGCAACTGTCCCAGTAGCTGTAACGACTAGCGGCATCATCAACGGGGCTTATGCCACGACCAGCGCCGCAAGTGGAGACACCCGACTAACTTACCAGAGACTGACTTTTAGCAGCACTGGTAGCGGTGAAACCATCCGAGCGTTCAGCGTTGTGACGGGCGCAAATGCTGCCACTGGTGGAACAATTAATGGCGCACACCTGAGTTTGAGCGTTAATGGCGCTGGCACTATTTCTGGCGCTGGCAATGCTTTACGGGCTACCTTGGGCGGTACATCCACCAACCCAGGCGGCACTTTGGCGGCTATTCAAGCGGATTCCAACTTTGCATCTGGCGGTACTTGGACGAACGCATCGTTTATTCGTTTTACCAACAGCGGCACGGGCACGGTTGCCAACCTGTTCAACATTCCCGCAGCTTTGTTTGTGACAAGCACTGCCACCATTGCCAAGACTTTGAAAGTTGTGGCATCGGACGGTACGCCTTACTACATCATGTGTTCGAGCGCAGCGTAAATGTTGAAGCATCCAAACCCAGAAATTCAGCTTTTGGTTGAGATGCTAGAGGGGCAGCGGGATTCCGCTATGGCGCAAGCCGCTGCCCTTTTTAGGGAAAACACCGAGTTGAAGCAAGCCTTACAAGAAAAGCTGGCCCAAGAATCTAAGGAGAAGGCAAATGCCGCTGATAGCATCAATGACCCCCAAGGCGCTGAAGGCCAACATTAAGACAGAGATCGCCGCTGGCAAGCCACCCAAACAAGCGGTGGCTATTGGCTATTCAGTACAGCGGGAAGCTATGAAAGATGCGGGAAAGAAACCCACATCAAAAAAGAAAAAGTGATTTAATCACAAAGACTTACAGGTTAAATCAATGGCTGCACCACAAGGAAACCAGAACGCTGCAAAGGGCAGACTGTTTTACGACAAGTTGCGCCTTGTTTTGACCACTGAGCCGCACCGACTCAGGGGGATTGCCGAGCAGTTGGTTAGCCAAGCCGAGGCGGGTGAACCTTGGGCAATCAAAGAGATCATCGATAGGATGGACGGCAAGGCAATACAGGCAACGACCATTGAAAACGCAGATGGGTCGCCATTGCTGGGTGGGATTCAAGTCACATTCATAAAGCCCGAATGAGTGATGTATCAGACGCAATTGCAAAGGCAGAGTTCCCTGTCAAGCTGCAAGGGTTGTTTCAGAAATCACGCTACAAGGTTTTATATGGTGGGCGAGGCGGGGCAAAGTCTTGGGGAATAGCCAGGGCATTGCTTATCTTGGGGGCAAAGAACCCCATCCGCATCTTGTGCGCCCGAGAGTTTCAGACCAGCATCAGGGATTCAGTTCATAAGTTGCTGTGTGACCAGATCGAAAGCCTTGGATTGCTGGGGTTCTATGAGATCACTCAAGCCAGCATCAGGGGGCGCAACGGCACAGAATTTAGCTTTGTGGGCCTAAAGAATAATGTGTCAAACATCAAATCTTATGAAGGGGTGGATATTTGCTGGGTTGAAGAAGCCCAGACCACAAGCCGTTTATCGTGGAACATTCTGATTCCAACCATCCGAAAGGGCGGGTCAGAGATATGGATTTCGTTCAATCCTGAGTTGGAAACAGACGAGACTTACCAGCGGTTTGTGGCAAACCCCCCAGAGGATTGCATCACCATGCGGGTGAACTGGTCAGATAACCCTTGGTTTCCCGAAACCTTGCGCTTGGAAAAAGACTCGCTAAAGCAAAGGGATGAAGAAGCCTACAACCAAGTTTGGGAAGGGCTATGCCGCCAGACTGTGGACGGGGCAATCTTTGCCAAGGAAATGCAACAGGCCGAGAAGGATGGGCGCATCACTAAAGTACCCTATGACGCAACCAAACCTGTCCATGCGGTGTTTGATCTGGGCTGGTCGGATAGCACTGCCATATGGTTCTTGCAGTTTGTGGGTATGGAGACAAGGCTAATCCGATACATTGAGGATGCCCAGAAAACCATTAGCTACTACCTTGCCACCATGCAGACTTATGGTTATGTCTACGATACCATTTGGTTGCCCCATGACGCTGAATCTAAGACCTTGGCGGCGGCTGGACGGTCAATTGATGACATTGTGCGGGCGGCAGGATACAAGACCAACATTCTGCCTCGAGTGCCGATTCTGGACTCCATCAACGCTGCCAGGACGATATTTCCCACCTGTTACTTTGACCGCGAACACACCGCCGATGGGTTGGCTTGCTTGCGCCATTACCGCTACGAGGTTGACCCAGACACGGGGCAGTTCAGCCGCAACCCATTGCACGACCATTATTCCCACGGGGCAGATGCGTTCCGATACATTGGGCTTATGATCAAAGAACCCACCAAACGCAAGAAGCAAATGGTTGCCACAGCGGGTTCATGGATGGGCTAGACCGCCCTTAAATTCAATACGATAATTACCCAAAGGGGTTTATATGGCTTATCAAGACGAAGATGGCGCAAACGCCAAGATCAACGAAGCGATCAAGTTCTGGCGCTTAGTCAATGATTCGGACTCTACAAACCGAGCCGAGGCGTTAAATGATATTAAATTTGCCGCTGGTGACCAATGGCCCGTTGAGATTCAGAATAGCCGCAATCTGGAAAGCCGCCCTTGTCTGACCATCAACAAGATCGATGCCTACATTCGGCAAGTGACCAACCAGCAGCGCCAACAACGCCCACGCATCAAGGTTCACCCCGTCAACAACCTTGCCGACTACAAAATTGCCCAGGTTATTGAGGGCATCACCCGTCACATTGAGGTCAATTCCAGCGCCGACACCGCTTATGACACCGCATTTGATTACGCTGTCAGGATGGGCTGGGGATATTGGCGCATCAATTACAAATATGTGCGGGAAGATTCTTTCGATCAGGAAATTTACATTGATGCGATTGACAACCCTTTTACTGTCTACTTTGACCCCAACAGCATCAGACCAGATGGTTCGGATGCCGAGCGATGCCTGATCACCACGGTATTGGACAAGAAGATTTTTAGGGAAATGTACCCAGGTGCAAATGATGGGGCTAATTTCCAGCAACGCAGCACAGGGGATGACACCGCCGCCTGGATTACCAAAGAGGACATTAGGATTGCCGAATACTTCTGGATTGAGCGCGAGAGGGCCAAGCTGTATTTGCTGAGTGATGGCACAGCAACATTTGCTGACAGCGATGGGTTCTTTAAACGGGTCGAGGCCGCAGGGTTGACTGTGGTGGATGAACGGGAATCGTTCCGCAAGGCCGTTAAATGGGCCAAGATGACCGCTTTGGAAGTGCTTGAGGAAAAGACCTGGGCGGGTAAATATATCCCTGTTGTGCCTTGCTATGGCGCACAGGTAATTGTGGATGACAAGCGCAAGAAATACGGTCTGGTGCGGTTTGCAAAAGACCCCCAGCGTATGTATAACTTTTGGCGCACCAGCATGACCGAATCGGTGGCGCTTGCACCCAAGGCTAAATGGTTGCTGGCAGAGGGCCAAGATGAGGGCCACGAAAACGAATGGGCAATGGCTAACATCAAGTCAATGCCTGTGCTGAGATACAAGCAAAAAGACATTGAAGGTGTACCAGCGCCAGCACCCCAGCGACTGCAACCCGAGCCGCCACCCGCAGGGATTATGGAAGCGGCGGGGGCAATTTCTGCTGATTTGCAGATGGTTCTGGGCATCATGGACCCGAACCAATTGCCAAGCGGGAATATCTCAGGCAAAGCATTGCAGGGTCAACAGAATCAGGTTGATCTGTCTAACTTCCACTTTTACGACAATTTGACCCGTTCCATTGCTCAAACTGGGCGCATTATTCTTGACCTGATACCCAAGATTTACGACACCCAGCGGGTAATGCGGATTATTGGGTCGGATGGTCAGCCAGACATGACCACGATCAACGAGGCCAACGAGATTGGCGAGGTTTTGAACGATGTGACTGTTGGCGAATACGATGTGGTGATGGACACAGGCCCAGGATTCCAGACCAAGCGCCAGCAAGCGGTTGAATCCATGATGCCTTTGCTGACCAGCAATCAGGAATTGTTCAATATTGCGGGTGATTTGGTATTCAGAAACATGGACTTCCCAGGCGCTGATGTAATCGCTGACCGTCTTGCTGCCATGAACCCAATGGCAAACATTGATGAGAAATCTGATATACCGCCAGAAGCCCAGATGCGTTTGGCACAATCTGAGCAAATGATTCAGCAGTTGCAACAGCAATTGCAAGCGGCAGGACTCGAGATCAACAACAGGGCGCAAGTGGCCCAGATCAAAGAGGAAGGCGCAACCAAGCGCAAGCTGATGGATGTGACCGCACGGGCGCATAACACCGAAACAATGGCAGAAGTTCGTGTTAATGACCAAAACACCCGCAGCATCACCAGCCAGAATAAGACCGAAATTGATGCCTTGGTCAAAATTCTGCTGGCAAGAATGTCACCAGACCAATTGATGGGCGAGATTGAGCGATTGAATGCCGAGCAATTCCAATATGCGAATATTGCCGCCCAGGATATTAGCCACCAACCCAATCCCTTTATTCAACAAATGCCGCAATAATTGACATTGACATGATTTCGGGTAATATCGCCCAAACCTTACCAGTTGGGTCAACTGGGTAAATCCTTGGAGTAATCCATGTCTGAAGTGCAAGAAGCACCAAAAGTTGCCGCTAACGTGGTAACAAGTGAGAATTTAGCTGAGTTCAACGCCAAGAAGATGGGTTTAGCTGACAAAGCGCCTGTTGAGGCTGTGGTTGAGAAAACTCCCACAGAGCCGACAGAATTGCAAAGCCAGAGTGAGCCGCTTGGGGAAGATGAAGCGACAGCGACAGAGGAAAGAAAACGCAATCCAAAGCTGGAATTGAGGTTTGAAAAGATAACCAAGCAACGCGAAGAAGCAAGGCAAGAAGCCAAGCGGGAAC